GTTGCACCAGCTGATCGGATCAACTGTGCTTCAAGACTTTTCTGTGATGCTTCGTCGGCTGCCGCTGCCGCAACCGCAGCCGCTGCCGCACCACCAACTGCGGTCAACGCACCGAGCGCAACGAACGCACCCTTTTTTACAAAGTCGAATGCTTTGCCAAGTCCGGCACCGATTGACTGCACCTTTTCGATTGATTGCTGTCCTTCGCGGGCAAGGTTCTTGAACGCCGTGATAGCACTGTCGGCGTTGCCGAGAATCTTTACAATGAATGTGCGTTCACCTGCCATGGTGAAGCAATTCTACTCAGTTAGCAGCCATCCGTTTACGCAGCTCAGCCCACTCACGTTGCATCTCTCTATGTATCTCTGATTGTGTCATGCCTTCATACTCTGACAAATCGATTGGTGCATCCCACCACTTCGGGTCAAGAACACAACGCATCGGATTACCACGACGCGGCTGACGAGTCGAACGAATGCTTGGTGTAGAGAATGTGCGTGTCGGTGCTGCGATATCGGTGATGGTCGGGTCAAGGAATCGCCAACCTGAATGATGTGTACGGAATGGCTGACCTGCTTCGTGCTGTGGCAGATAGAAGATACGGGCAGCGTCTTTGGTTGCTGGGTCGCCTTTGAGACGAAGACGCTCATGTGTCTCATACCAGACTTCTTCCCAATTCTGTACCGGTACAGCCTGCTCAAATGGAACAACAACATGCCAGTGCGGATTGTCTTCACGATGTGACCAGGTTGTGTAGGCGAAGTGTATATACGATCCGAGATCAGCCTGCTCGAATGCTTCGCCGTCAAGGTCGGCGACTAACGCCCAAACATGTGACACGTTGCGATTCCCACGGGTTGTGTGTTCACGGTATGTGACTGGCGAATACAACTTGCCGTCAGACTTCTGTTCACGTTCTTGATGGTCGCCGAGTATTGCGGCGAAATCCATCCAAGATGTAGCGATGGTCTTTGGATAGATGGATTTGACGGACGGGAAACCGACGACTTCAAACATTGTGCAGAACCTCCTAGGTTCAGGATAGCGAATCCTGAGCCGAATGCAAGTATCAGCCGATGCCTAGTTCTTTGACCACACGGTCCATGCCATCTAGGTATTCCTTGGCGATCGCGTTCTTGCGCTTGCGGACGGTCGGCCAGAAGAAGTAACCAGACTGCCCTCGATGTCTCAAGAACTGTTTCGTGGTCGGTCTAGCACCACCACCGAACTCTGCACCGAAGAACACATCGGCACGAGTTACTTTCGTTTTGCGCTTACTATTCGGACGAGTCTTAGATACGAACGATTCTTTGCCACGCAACTTGATGGTCGGGATGCGATCATTGCTTGCTCGTAAACCTTTAGCAACTTGTATTGCCTGACTGGCTCGACTCACCGTGGTTGCTTCTAGTTTCACTTTTGATTCAAGATCTCTGGCGATTGTGTAAGCGATTTTGCGCATCTCTTTATTGAACTGTGGACTTGCCTTCTGGAACTTGCGCAAAGTTTCAAACAAGTCTTTGACGATGACAGTGTTACCTGCGACGGCTGCGGTGCCGGCACGACCAAGAGTTGAGCCTGTGTCACCTTGCACACTTGGAAATGCTGAGAATGCCATCACTGAATCCTTTGTGGTGGGTTGGATTTGACGCTCTTCCAGCGCAGATAGCCGAGCATCGTGTAGAGCATTCTAGGTGATTCTTGTAGTAGCACCGATGGTGCGATGTGTGTCTCGCAGGCGAGATATGCGATCAGCCAGTGGGCTGAGTTTTCTCCAAAGGGACGATCACCGCAGAATCGGTTCCAACCTCCACACTCTCAACTGTTTCAATCCATTCTTCAAACTTCATCGCGGTCTTCTTCGTGCGCTTGGTTGCATGCCAAGCCAACCAGGCAAGATCGGTGAGGCGTAGTTCTGTTTGGAAGTTCGCAACCGAACGATTCTTCTCGCCTTCGAATGCGATAAAGTCGGCGAATTGTGCGGTCACTTTTGTGGTGACGTTGTCTAGCGTCGTGACTTCTAGGTTGATTTTCATTCTTACCTCCTGATTGTTTTGTTAAGAACTATGCGACTGCTTTTGTGATTGTTCCGCTGATCGGCCAAGTTACATCGGCTGTGTTCAATTCACCGACAGCACCGTTGACTGGGCTGAACTCTGTGCAAAGCACAGAGAAGGTGTAATGCGGTGTTGCTGATCCTGCTGCGGCTGTGCCTGCTGGTTTCACAACCATCGTGACAGCGGTCGAACCGATCAATGGCATGATGAGTCCGTCGATGGCGTTGTAGTCGTTGTGCAACGAGAGTGTCACCGAGTTGTCAATCAATCCTGAGACGCGAGTTACTGCACCACCTGAACCGAAGTTTGTTGTTGGTACTTCGGCAGCCGAAGTTGACAGAGTTACTGCTGCAACGCTTGATGTGATATCGGTGCCGTTCAGAATTACGTTTGAGTTTGTGAGAACTAACTTTGCCATGATTATTGATCTCCTGCCGTGTCGGCTTTCGAGGTTGATTTATCCGCTACCGGAACAATGCGACCCGATTGCAGTAGAGAGTCTAGATGATCAACATCTGCGCCATCAATAGTGGCTGGATATTGTTTGTCTAAGACCGTGAAGCCTTGAACCACCTGGAACTTTGCCATGGGCTAAGCGTACACGACGACACGAAAGTCAACTGTCAGATAGGTCGTATCGTTCGCGTCAACGGTTGAGATGTTGGATGCCTCTTCGACTATCAAGGTTTGTGCATATCCGCCGAGTGATGTGTCAGCTTCAATCGCTGCGCGAATCCCGCTGTCATAAGACAGGTAAGTGTCCATCAGGTTCTGTGCGGTGCGTTCAGCTGCACGACCAACAATGACACTGACCGTGAAGACGTGTGTGACTAAGCCTGCCCGCATCGCACCGTGGTAGGTGATTGATTCAAGTGTCGGCCATGCGATACCGCCGAGCGACGGGTTGACCTGATCGGGTTGCTGTGCGAATGCGCGAAGATTTGCGATTGTCGCAAGACGTGTTTGGAGTCCTGTTTTGAGTTCGGTGACTGTTGCGGTCATGCAAACATTCGCATTCGGCGGTATGGCTCGACGAGTTGTGCGACGTCTGGGTCGAGTGCGCGTGTCACTCGTATGGCTCCGAGATCGCCGAATCCGGCTACGCCCAGTGGGCTGTCGTATCTCTTAAAAATTCTTGACGCCTGGATGATCACAGCTTGTGTGATCGGCTCAGGTACAGATGGCCAACCGTAGACCGCGGTGAGTTGCACCAATGCTTCAAGTCCGAAGTTTGCGTTCAAGGTTGGGAACAGATAATCGCCGACTGCGCGGATGCGTGTGAACGGAACTGTCAACCCGTCCAAGATTCCGTTGACTGGTTCTAGTTGCCAATCGCTTGGACTCCAAGTGACATCAAAGTTGCCGTCCGCATTGGTTTGTGTTTTGAGTGTGATCGCAGTTCCAGCGATGTCGTCAATCTCGCACACGAATGAATCGGCTGCCGTGAACACTCTCGTCGTCGCAGATCCGTAAGCCCAGAACTGTCGGTTCGCATAACCGTCAATGAGCCGTGACGCTGCACCGGCACAGTTGTCTATCAGTTCGTCGTCTTGTGTGTCGGCTGTGCCGATACGAAGAGCAGCCTTGATCTGGTTGCGTGTGGCATAGCCGTTCGTGATTGCCATAGATTCCTATCCTACTCAACAATCAACAACTCAAGTGATGGCTGAAGTCTGAAGAATCTTACTCCATACAACTCGCGCAACTTGTTGACGACGATCGGGAACCATTGACTCCAGCCTTCAGGGTTGATTGCTTTGCTGTCGCCGTACTTGCCGAAGTTACTTATCCCACCTATCGACCCGTTGTCAACGCCGACCAAATTGATTTGTGATGCACCCATGTAGCAGGCAAGGTGCATCGCAATATGTGCCGAAGTGCCGCCAACAACCAACACATCTGGGTCGGTTGGCCATCCGATGTCAGGTCGCCAGAATGGTGCGTGTGGTCGGAAGGTAACGTGATTACCTGAACCGACATGTGTTGCGGTCATGTCTGATGCTTCTAAATCCATGTCTGGAGTGACGAATATGCGGTCAGGGTTTTCGTCAATTCGTTTGGCTGTAATCGGATTCGCTTTGGAATAATTTGACGCCGAATAGAAGTCGGCGATACCGAACCAGAATCCGACATCGTTGATCGACACAACAACCTTGTCATTGAAGAATTGTGGTGTCACCCAATCCATACTCGGACCAGAGCCACACACCCAGATCTCTTCACCTTTGTGACGGTCTTTCAAGTCGAGCAGAATCATTCAGCCAACTTCGGCGGCCAATCCTCACCAGGTATCACACGACCAGATTCCAACAGTCTACGAAAATTGAACACTTCTTGTTCGGCTTGTTCGTCTCTTTGTGCAGTCAGTGCATCA